TTCCAGGATATAATACCCTGTTGCATCCATTTAGGCAAGTTTTCGTATGCAGTCTGTAACCTACTGAGAAGTTCTCTTGCAGTTGCTGCTTTGTTTGCTAGGATGCCAATATTAACGCTATCGTTAAAAACAGCGTAATGTAGAAGGTAAGATACCACAGTAGTGGACTTGCCAGTCTGTCTTGGCATTTTGCAAATATTGAATCTATTCGCATGGAAATTATTAATTAATTTTTCCTGGAAATGGTATGGATGAAATTGTGTTAATCCCTCATCAAGAGAAACAATTTTAATATAATTGTTTGCAAAATAAACGGGGTCTTCTTTACACTTGACAAATTCAATGATTTGTTCTTCGGTAAATTCAACCGCCGTATTTGCTTTTTTTAGATTAGGATTACCAAGATACTGTTCACTCATAATAAAAACCTAATTCAACATCTCCAACGTTTACGTGCTTTACAGATTTTCTTATCTGGGGTCTTAGAACAATCAATGTTGTGCATATCTTTTTGACCCTTAGAGCGAGAGCAGAAAGACTTACGTCTCTTTGCATCTTTGCTTCCTTTTTTAACTTTACCAGTTACAGCAGTCTGTAACTTTGAACCTGGATTCTCACGCTTGTAAGCATTGACAGATTTCTGACTCATACCATCAACACCGTCATTACGGTTTGATTTCTGCCAATCTTCACCCAATTTCTGATTTACTTCCTTTTCAGTTTTGGGTCTCAATGCAGAAGCTGCTTTTAATGCCTTGACTAATTCTGAACCCTTTAATCCCTTACTCCTAATATTTTTCATAGCAGCATCATACTTATCATATCCAGGAATTGCTTCTTGGATTTCAACTTCTTCCTTTTTGATTTTTTCGCAACGGTTGTAAGTCTTACCGAAGAGTTTTTGAGTTCCTACTTTCTTGTAACCTTTCCAACACTTCTTTGCTTCACCGAGCATATCACTTCCAATACCTTTAGTTGGTTGGAGTGGTTCTGTTTCAATAATATCTACAGACTCATATTCAGTTGCTTTGAAATCATCTCTCCAGTTGGAATAATCATAATCTTCTTTATTAAATGCTTTTTTAATTGCACCAACAACAAAGGGTGCTGCTAAAGTTGCTGCACCTACTGCAAGACCCAACCTTCCACGACCACGGGGACGAACTTTGCCACCCATTCCACGAGAACCTGGTGGTTTAAACTTAGGATCTAGTTTAAAATCTGGAGTAACTCCAACTCCTGGTTTGTATCTACCTTGACCAGAAGCGGCACGTTTTGCTGCCTCTGTTCCACCCTGAACATCTGCTCTAGTGACAGTTCGTGCTCTTTGATATGATACGCGATCACTACCACCTCTTTGATAAGTCTCACGAGGGGTAGCACTTGAAGTAGATGCTGGTTGTTTTGGAATATTTGGTAGTTGTGCTCCAGGTCCTTGAGATTTTGGAGTTCTAAGATTCTTCATTGCATCGCGAATCTTTTTCTCAGCACCTTTATTTGCTTTGATTAAATCTTCAATCTGTTCTGGAGACATCTTACGAAGTTTATCCTCAAGACCTTCGAGAAGCATATCTTCTCTCCAATTAGAGAAACTTTCTTTTTTAGAATTGCCCCAGTTAGCAGCACCAACTTTACGGCACTTGACTAATGCACCAGATGCATATGCACTTGGCCAAACTTTATAACGTGACTTGACCTTATGATAGCAAGCGTCTTTCTTGCCCTCATCAACCAGTTCAACTTCTTCTTTTTTAGTGCCCTTATCTTTTAATTTGGCATCAAGATCTTTTAAAGTTCTAAGTTTGCCATCTTTCATTTTAATTTTATCAGTTGGTCTGATTACATCACCATCATCAGCGTATCCCTCTTTTAGTTTTGGATAAGTTGGTGGTTTACCCATACGCTTATCAGCTTGATTTCTTAAGTTCTTTGCTGCTTTTTTTACATGAGGTATTAATGCTGCACCACCAGCAGCAAGTCCTAGAGCACCACCAATCGCAATGGCAGGAGCAATTTCATCTAGTTGTTCAAAGTCTGATCTCCAGTTTGAATAAGATTCTTGAGTCACGTTCCTTGCCTTTCCTGTTCTGTTTGGATTTGGATCTTCTTTACGTTTTTTACGTGCCCTTTTATTTCTTTCCTCTTTACTCATAGCAGCACGGTCGTCTGCATCGCGACAGTATGGTTTGGTCTTTTGACCTGGTTGTTTGGCACATGGTTTACCATCATATTTACCACCAGTCTGCTTCCATCCACCACCTTTGAACCAGTCGCGGAGAGAATATCCCTTGTCTTTAGAAGACTTACCATCACGCGCTTCGGTGATAGAACCCTCTAAACACTGACAAGGATCGCATCCACAGATAGGACAAGACTGTTCGTTCATTTTTCTACCCCTACAATGGGCTCGTTGAGAGAATCCTTTTGGATTATCGCAATCGATGGATTTTTTGTACTTCGCACTCCACGCCTCTGATACTCCTCCGCCATTAGAGCCCCCATTAGACCCCCCATTCCCATTTCCATTGCCATTTGAACCATTTCCGTTGCCATTCTTCTTCGTACCTTCAGTATCATCAGAAGATTTCTCTTCTTCTTTTTCTCTGCGGAGCCATCCACCCATACCAACGACATATCCCATAGGAATTCTCTTACACTTCTTAGAAGCGTAACAGTAATAATATCCTTTTTTACAGGATTTCTTTGCCATTATTTGGAAGTATCTTCTGTATTATTTAGAAAACCTTGCTTTAATAACTTTGACAATTCTGAAGTGGATCCAACAAACAACGCATTATTGGTGACGTTGTTTGGACTTTTCTTAGTATTATCTTCTTCTAAATCTTTCAATTTCTTTTGAAGATCTGCAAGTTTATCTGTGGTATCTGCAACTGACTTTATTAACTGCCCAGCAACTTCATATGCTCTAGGACTTGCACTTTCTCCAGCAAGTTCCATGATGCCATTGATTGCTTCTTGACCTTTTTCTATTAAAGAATATAAGTTTGCACGAGTATACTCATAATCTTTCTTTATATCATCCTTTTCCACTTTAGGTGGAACAGGTTTAATAGGTTTTGATTCAACAATGCTACTTTCAATATTAAGTGCGTTGTCAATGGACTCATAATTATCACTCATGATTATTAAATATCAGTTTTTCTTGCAGGAGAATACTCTTTAGAATCTGAGAAGAATTCCCATTCTTCATCAAATCCAAAGTTATCGCCAGGCATTAGTAATTTATGATCCTGCTCATTAATAACACCATCATTATTCTTATCTTCTTTCGCAGTTGGAGTTACCGTATATCTCATCTCACGTTTTGCAGTCTTGACATCAGTACTAGTGTACATATCAACTTGAACCTTACGGATAAGACCGTCACTGCTATCAGCGATTGGACCAAACAGATATGTTTTTGCCATAAACTGTAAGGTATAGATTAGAGATCTTCTTGTATCAAAATTTCCTTCATAGTCATCTTGAAAACCTATAGATTCAAGAATAATTGGAATATCTCTTTTTTCACCAATAGAATCAATTAAATCTACAGTTAGATTGAAGTGTGGTTGAAAATATGGTAAAATTTGTTCAATAATTTGTAAAGCGTCATCATTCAATTTTGAAAGAATATTCAGTTCAAATCCAATATTATATGGTACAGGCATAAACACTTTTTTTGCTCTGCCACCATCATCACAAGTTTTATATGTTTGAACTAAACTAGACTTTCTTGTTGAGTCATATTGAATAGATGTCATTTCAAATGACATTCTAGGCATTGTAATTTGAACTGCTTTGTTCAAATCTGCCTGTTGTTGAATTCTTGCTAAAAACTTTTGACTTGGACCATATGCCAAAGGAACTTTCATATCACTAACATCTTTACCCGCACCGTCTTGATGGCGGATATGAATATCATTGAACAAAGTTCCAAACGATATAATAGTTTTTCTAATTATTTCGTGATAATAATATGTTCCTAACATTAAAATGTCCCAAATGGATTAGTTTCGGTGAAGTCCAGAAGACTCTCCCCTAGAGTTTCAAACTCATCGTTCTCGGTATATTTATCATAAGTATCATCTTGTACATAACTATAGACTGGATACTCTGCACCAGAGGTTTGACCTATTATAGTTTCGCCTGGATAGAATCCAATTGGTTGTGTAGAACCTATACTGACATTTGAGATTTTAAGGACGTGAGTATCTTGATCATATTCTTTGACTCTTGCTTGAACCATAGACTGAGATCCCATAACAATCTCATTGAAGAGATATGTTCCGACACCTGATAAAGTTTCTGGATTAGATATCGTAACAGTTGGCGAGCTACTGTATCCTCTTCCAGGTTCTTTAACGTAGATTGATTTAACAACATTACTATTACCATCAACGCCGATAGAAGCAATACCAACTGCAGTGTGTGCAATACCACTTGCAGTTGGACCTGCAACTGTAACAGTTGGTGCTGTTCCATAACCAACACCACCATCCAAAATACTAAATCTGATTACACCCTGACCACTAGTTTCGATGGAACAAGTTGCTGCTGCTCCCGTTCCGCCACCACCACTTATAGTAATTATCGGTGGAGTTACATATCCTGCACCAGCATTGGTAATGAGGATTTTCTCAATAGAAGTTACACTACCACTTGTAGTTAAGAATCCTACTGCAGTTGCATTATCACCAATTTGCCCAGTCGGAGATGATGAAATACCTATAGTTGGTACAGATGTGAATCCACTACCATCATCATTCAAATGGATTGTTCTTACATAACCACTTGGCACAGATCCAGAAATTAGTGCTGTTGCAGTAGCAGTTCTTCCAACTCCAATCAGTTGAAGTGTAGTAATGTATCCTTCATCTTGAACTTGAGTATCGATTGCTTCGATAGTTGTATCAATAACTTCATCTTCATATTCAAAGAGTTCACATTTAAGTTGATAAACATAATTTTTTCCTAACTGAAAGAAAGGATCTTCATGCTCAACAAATTTTACTTCAAATAATCTTTGACCCAGTGGAAAATAAACTAAATCCCCTTCTCTTGGGCGAGTTGGGGTCGGCATAATCGAATCATCAGTTCCATCATCTTGTCCTGCCATGAATGGAGCGATGAAATCTTCAAATCTTTCTTTAGATATTGTTATGATGAGTTCATCTCTGACACTAACACCAAATTTTGTTAGAATATCTCCTGCACCACCATATCCTTCAAAAGTATTGACATATGCCTCAATAGCAAAATTATCATCAAACTTTGAAGTTTGAACTTCTTCAATAATTGTTTTTGTATTTACATACTTTCTTGGGATATAAGTTACTTCAACACCATGAAAGGTCAGGTGCTCATTTATTAGATCTTGGACTAATCTTTGTTCAGATGCAGTCCCTTGTAGGAAAAAAGGATTAAGTGCCATTATCCAATAAAGTCGAGGGGTGGAAGTTCATATTCCATGGTCATTCTTGACTTAATTTCTGCAAGTTCTTGTTCTGCTTGTTGCAGAATTTCTCCTCCATTAAGTTCAATACCACCAGGAAGTTTAACACCCCTAAACTTACTGAGGTTTCTTCCCCACTGACGTTTAATCAATGCGGTAAGATATCTCTTTAAGAAACTATCATTATAGATTTGTGTAAATGATGCAGGGTCTAATGCTCTATAGCATTCAATGACTATAAAATCACCTACGGTTTCCGAACCCCAATCAATATCAAGATATAATCTATCTTGTCTCTTATTAAATCTTACTTGTTTATCGGGTGTTAGTAAAAAGTCAATATCTTCAAGATAAGACTTGACCATAGCATATTGTAACAACTCAACGGAGTTAAAATAATATAAATCGTTTAAAAATAGTTGATATTTGATACTAAACATTCCACCAGAAATGGAACTGGTATCAAATTTAAAAATTTTCTCAACTCCAATCACAGAATCTGGAACTTGAATGTAATTGGAATTTTCGTAAAAATTGAATGTTGTTGCTGCAACTCCAACGGACGTTGCAGTCGTAGTTATGATGCCTACTCCTCCAGTAGGATCAACTGTTTTAACACCAGAAGATTGTGCTCCTATTCCTCTATCAATATCTTCTTGAGTAATTTTATATTTAAGATACATCTTTTCAACACCGTCAAAATGACGTTCGTTGAAATATTGAATTGCATCATCAACTAGATCATCAATTTGATCATCGTCCACGTTGATTTCCAACACTGGAGCACCAAGTTGACGCAAACAGTAATCTATAAGTCCTTGCCTAGTTGATGGTTTTGCCATATTACTTTTCTAATTTTGCTTTGAGGTCAGCGTTTTCTTCTAGCAAAGTATCCATTTGCTCCTGAAAATCCTGAGTTAAAGTTGCTAACTTTGCCTCAAGAAGAACATTTTGATTTGATACTGCTGCTAATTTAGAATTATAAATCTTGATGAGAACGTTGACATCCACTTCACTTTGATTTTCCATCAGTTACCTCAGAACGTACCCCCATCCAGAGTTGATGTCCAGTGGGGCTTATTAGTATATATGGGGGTAACAGTATTAGGAACTGAGGCAAGATTTGTTATTGCTCCGCTCTGACCTTCTCTTCTAAGGTTTTGTCCTGTTTGGAATCCACCACCTTCTACACCAATCAAACTCACAGTTGTTGAACCAGTAACACCTGTCTCAACAATACCATAAGCATTGGAAGTATCTTGTCTGATAATATCACCAGCGGAAGCAGTAATTGCAACTGATAATACTAAAGTTTCCTTCGTAATAGCAGTCAGAATCTGTTTAGAAGTAGAAACTGGAGCTGCAACTGCATTAGTAGATCTTTGGAGACCAGTGCTGTCAAAGTAAACAACACCGCCAGTAGCATAATCACCAGACTGGTAGTAGATACCTTTGATATCCAGGAAACCTTTAGTTCCAGTTACAAGACTATTTGAAATAGTTGCATCAGGAACATAAACCCATCTTCTACTGTCATCAGCATGGGTTCCATGATTGTTAACACCTGCGGTGCTAGTTGCAATGGAGTCGTCTTCCATTCCAAAGAATCCAGTCTTATTATTGGATGCTCCAGAACTTGTATTGAAGGCGAATGAAATACCTCTATCAGTATTACTATCGTAAGCGTGAGTGATAGTTACTTGAGTTGTGGTGGTAATGCCAGCAGTTGTGGCATTACTAATCGTAATTGCTTTAGTACCAGGATTATATGCAGTAATTGTGGTATTATTTGCAATACCTGCTGCAGCAGTAATTCCATCACCAGTATTGATACCAACAATAGAATCCAGAATCAGTGAATTTGCACCACTGCTGGCTTCTGCCATAACAGTTCTAGTGCTAGTTACATCGCCAATATGGAAAATCGGATCATTCAGGGTTGATGTAGTAGAATTGACGGTTGTAGTTGTACCATCAACTTGTAAATTACCCTTAACAACAACTGTTCCTTCATTACTCAATCCATCGGGATATGGATCAATGAACAGAGTGTCGCTACTACCTGGAGTAGTTGAAATAACATTATCTTCAATCCTTACTTGACCAAAGAAGGACTGTCCAGTTACTGTAATGGCAGTGTTCCATTCCCATGGAGCACCAGTTACACGCATTACATTGGTGCCATTCTCATCATATTCAATTTTACCATCCTTATCATCACCGAATGAAAGGAAAGTGTCATCTGGAATATGTACTTCACCAGCACCATGAGGATCTAACTTAATATCCCCATCAGTATCAGTGGATGAAATTACATTTCCATCAATTCTTAAATTATCTACATTCCACTGATCAACTTTCAGAGATTCTGCACCACCCAATCCAGAATTGGTTGCAGGTGCCATGATAGCGACAACACCTCTGTCTTGGTTTCTGGTGTTGTGTGCTGCTGCTGGAATTGTTCCAGGAGCGTGCTCCATCATGGAGGTGTAGTAATGACCACCAATTGGATTAGCATTGGTGCCATCATCACCGAGGAACACTCTGTCTTTGTATTGATTAGTTCCTCCAAAACTACCAATACCAGTTACATATCCAAGTTCACCCCATTGTAAACTGGCTGGTTTGCTAGTACCTGAGGATCTTTTAATCCTAATAATACTTGCCATGTCAGAAATTTCCTCCGTTGATGTCTAAATTCTGGGTCGCGCCTGGCGTCAGGGTAAGAGTTGCTTCCCATTTTCTGATGCTACTGTTGTAGACGAGCACCATACCATTCTGCAAGTTAGAAGCACTAACATCACTGAGTTCTGCCAAAGAGAGACCCTGGGCACCCGCAAGAGAAGATATAACTTTTACTGCTGGTTGTTGACCTACTCTGACTTTAATTTCAGCCATTTATGATATACAAATCAGGATGTAGAAATATTTATATTCCTTGAAGTCCCAATCTACCTACAACTTCTTGCTGCTTTAGGTAAAGTTTTGCATAAGATTTTGCAATGTCCTTCAACATATCTCGGTCATCACAAGAATCAATCTCATTTGCAAGTTTTGTATATTCAAAACTTTTAGAAAGATTTTCTAGTGTGATTTCATTTGGGTCCATTAGTAAGCTCCTTTAGTAAAGATTTGATTTCATCAATATCCTTCTTCAGTGTATCAAGTTCTTCCCGTTCTGTCTGCCTTCTTTGTTTCATTTTCATGTATTGTGCATAACCGGCACTATCGGTGTTAATGATAGCGCCAGTATCTCTATCTCTATAAAGATTTGGTTCGCCCTCTACAGGAACGAAATTTTCATTTTCCATAATTATGCAAGTGCGATTGCTCTAAAGTCTTTCAGTTGAACTGGTGTTGATTCGTTGGTAGACGACATAACAACCTTGATAGCGAAAGCAGTAAACTGTTCCAAATTATTTGCGGAGAACTGATACTCTGAGAATTGACCTGCATCATTTGCGGGAACAAAAGCATCTGCTCTTCCACTATTTTTATTTGGATCTTTAACTCTATCACCAAATCCATCACCATCAGTATCAATAAGATTATCATAACCGGGGAATGGTGTGAATTTCTGATCAATGTTGCTGGAGTCTGCTCTAAAGAGTTGATAAAGAACTCTAAAATCAGCACCCTCTTCTCTATTTGCAGCAATGATAATTTTCAGACTGGATGCAGGTTTCGCGAGAGAAATTGTCTTAGTAACAAATACTGCACCATGTGGATCACCATCAATTAAGTTGGCACTTCCA